AGGGACCCGTGTGCCCTCGACGCGGATTTCTGAACGCCTTTTCTCGAACCAGGAGTCGCCCATGGGCCGCCGCGGCCGCCACCCCGACCCCAACTCCGCCCGCAGCCGAGCAGCGGTCGCCCGTGCGGCCCAGATCGGAGCGATCGGCACCGCGCCCCCGGCCGCCGGCCCCGCCCCGCCACCGCGCGCGGTGAAGGCCCCGGCATCGGTCACCGCCAGGCCCGCGGCCACCCGGTTCTGGAAAGCCCACGCCGCGGACCTCGAGGCCGACGGCCGCCTGACCGCCGACCGGGCCGAGACGTTCGGGCTCCTGGCCCACCTGTTCGCCGATGCCGAGCAGCTCGCCGAGCAGGTCGCCGCCGAGGGCTGGATCACCGCGACCGACAAGGGCCAGGCCCCCTCGCCGGTCGCCCGGCTCCTGCGTGACTCGCGGCGGGATTACGTCATGCTCGCCAGGGAGTTCGGCCTGACGGCGGCCGCCGCCGGCCGGATCCCCCAGGACATCACTCATGGCGAAGCGCCAGTCGAAGACCCCGAAGCCGCGACCCTCGCGAAGCTCCGCGTCCGCGGCTGATCCGAAGAAGCGGCCCGAGTACGTCGCCGGCTACCAGTGGGATGCCGAGGCGGCCGAGGCCCCGGTCGAGTTCATCCAGACACTATGCCGTCACCCAGACGAACGCGGCGGTGACCCGCAGCGGATCGAGCTCATCGACTGGCAGAAGGAGCGGGTCCTCCGGCCGCTCTTCGGCTGGCGGCGTGCCGACGGCCGGCTTCGTTTCCGGCGGGCCGGGATCTTCGTCCCGAAGAAGAACCGCAAGAGCTCGCTGATGTCGCAGCTCGCCCAGTACATGGCGACCTGCCACGCCCCCGCCCAGGACGTGTTCCTCGCGGCGAACGATCGCCTCCAGGCCCGGACCATGTATCGCATGGTCCGCCAATCGGTCGAGGCATCGCCCACGCTCTCGAAGCTCCTCGAGGTGATCGACTCGCGGAGCATCATCCGGAACCGCGAGACCGGGAAAGAAATACGATGCCTGTCGTCCGACTCGTGGCGGAACGAAGGCTTGAACGGCTCCGTGATCCTGGACGAGATCCACTCGTTCCGCTCGCCCGACCTCGTCGACGCCCTGATCTACGCCACGCGCGGAACGGCGAACGGCCTCGTGATCTCGATCTCGACGGCGGGCTCCGATCGGAACGGGATCGGCTGGCGATGGTGGCAGGATTGCGAGCTCGTGATCGCGGACCCGAAGGTGAACCCGACGTTCTACGGTCTGATCTACGCCGCGGCCGAGACCGACGACTACTCGTCGCCGGATGTCTGGCGAAAGGCGAACCCTTCGATGGGGGTCGCCTTCCCCGAGGACGAGTTCGCGGCCGACTACCAAGACGCGAAGACCGACCCGCGGAAGATGTCGAAGTTCCTCAGGTATTCCTTGAACGTCTGGCAGGCGGCCGACGCCCGATGGTTCCACGGCGACGACTGGGCGAAGTGCGGATCGGCCCCGCTCGCCCCGCTCGAGGGCCGGCCGTGCTGGGTCGGCGTCGACCTGGCCTCGAACCTCGACATGACCGCGGCCGCGTTCGTCTTCAAGGAATCGGACGGCTCCTATTCCGTCGTCTGGCGGTACTGGGTCCCGAGCGAGACCGTGGCCGACCGCGTCCGCGAGGGCATCCCCTACGACGCGTGGATCCGGGACGGCTGGGTCACCGTGACCGACGGCCACCGGCTCGATCACGAGGCCGTGGCTCGGGACATCATCGCGTTCGGCGAGGCCCACGAGATCAAGGCCGTGGGCTGCGACCCGTGGCAGGCCGGGGCCCTGGAGACTCTCCTCCAGCGCGAGGGCATCACGACGAAGGACATCCCGCAGCGGACCGCCTACCTCAACTCGTCTTGCAAGCTGCTCGAGGCTTTGGTCGTCGAGGGCCGGCTTCGGCACGGGGCGAACCCGGTCGCGACGTTCAACGCGAACAATGTCTGCGTGTATACGGACCCCACGGGGATGATCAAACCCGACAAGGCGAAGAGCAACGAGAAGATCGACGGCATCGCGGCTCTCGTGAACGCGCTCGCTCTCGCGTCCACCGACGAGGACACCGGCGAGGCAGCGAACCTCGACGATTGGAAGATCCGACTCCTGTAGCCGAGATTCTGCCGGGGGCCGCCGGGGGAAACTGGCGGGCATGCCCAGCCCCAGAAAACGCCCGGCCACCACCGGAGGCCGTGGCAGCCGACGCCGGACTCCGGCGAAGGCCGCCGCGGCCCCGCGCGTGATCTCGATCCGACGGACCACGCTCCCGGTGCCGGGGACGTGGGGCGACATCCTGCCGTCTGTCGTGGGCCCCGAGACCGCGGTCCGCGTGTCGGCGATCTTCGGGGTCGTGCGGTGGATCGCCCAGGCCGTCGGCATTTGCCCGATGCAGATCATGCAGGAGCGGCCGGACGGCCGCCGCGAGAAGGCGGACCTCCCCTGCGCCTACACGCTGCGGAAGCGGCCAAACAACTGGCAGTCGGCCTGGGACTTCTACGTCCTCCAGGCCTACTGGACCGCCCTCCACGGCAACGGCTACGCCCGCGTGGTCTCGGGCGATCGCGGCTGGATGACCCAACTGATCCCGCTCCACCCGTCCCGCGTGAAGGTCGAGCAGTCGGCCGTCGACTACTCGCTCACCTACAAGTTCTGGACCGAGAAGGGCCAGTGGGAGCCGATCCCCGGGCCCGTGCTGCATTGGCGGTGGATCTCGGACAACGGCATCGTGGGTCACGCCCCGGCCGAGATGAACGCGACCTCGATAAACCTCGCGCGCCAGCTCGACACCGCGGCTACCGCGTTCTGGCAGAACTCCGCGCGGCCCGACATGGTCCTCGAGACGGACGAGAAGGTACCCGATGCGGCGGTCGACGCCCTGCGGGACATGCTGCACGAGGCCTACGGCGGGGCCGAGAACCGCGGCCGGGCCGCCGTGCTCCCGAAGAAAACGCGGCTGAAGCCGATCGAGTCGAACAGCATGGAGGCGTCGCAGTTCCAGGAGCTGCGGGACGCGATCCTCCCCGACGTGTGCCGTCACTGGGGCGTTCCAAGTACGCTCCTCGGCGATTCCAAGATGGCCCGATTTTCCAACGTGGAACAGGAGCACCTGTCCGCCCAGGTCTGGTGCCTCCTCCCGTGGGCCCGCCGGATGGAGTCGCCGATCGACATGGCGCTCCAGCCGGTCTACGGCGAGAACGTCTACGCGAAGCTCGACACCCGCGGGATCCTGCGGGCCGACACCGCGGGCCGGGCGGCCCTCTATCAAAGCCTCTGGAACATGGGGGCGATAACGCCGAACGAGATCCGCGACCGCGAGGACTTCGACCTCCTCGACACGCCGGCGGCGAACCAGACGTTCGTGCAGCTCGGGTTCTCGACGCTCGACGCCGCGGCCGCCCAGGCCGGGGCGGCCGGGGGCGAGCCGCCCGCCGCCGTCACCGAGCCGGCCGACGACATGCCGGACGACGAGGCCGAAGACACCGGCGAGACGAGCGACGACTCCCCGGGCGACGACGTGACCGAGGCCGGCGGCTTCCGCCTCGGGCAGCGCGTGTACTGGGCCGGCGGCGAAGGGGTGATCGAGCACCTGATGACCGACGGCGTCCTCGGTGTCGAGGGCTCGGCCTACGCGATCACCGCCACCGAGGCCGAGCCGGCCGCGAGCGTCCGCGTGTACTTCGACGACGAGCCGACCGAGTTCACGGTCGGGAAGCGGGTATCGGAACTGTCGGCCACGCCGATCGAGACCGAGGGGGAGTGACCATGTCGAACCAGATCGAGACGCGCTACCTGTCGCAGTCCGCGGACCCCGATGTCGAGCTCCGCCTGGAGACCCGCGACGACGGCCGGCCCGTGATCGTCGGCATGGCTCCCCCATGGAACAAGTGGAGCGTCGATCTGGGAGGCTTCAAAGAGCGTTTCATGCCGGGGGCCTTCCGGAAGTACCTCGACCGGGCACCGAACGACCCGCGCGGCAAGGCCGACGTGGTCGCGAAGTACAACCACCAGGACTCCGCGGTCCTGGGCCGGACGACGAACGGCACGCTCGACATCCAGGAGACCGAGAAGGGGCTCGTATTCCGGGCCACCCCGCCGGTCGGCACGCCGACGACGGCCGAGGTCGTGCCCCTGATCCGCGATCGGTACATCTTCGGGTCGTCGTTCGCGTTTTCGCTCACCGAAGCGCGGGGCGAGTCGTGGGACGAGGATCCCGCGGGGAACGTGACCCGCACGATCACCGAGGCGGCGATCTTCGACGTTTCTCCCGTCACCCACGCGGCCTATCCGAATAGCTCCGTCGGCCTTCGCTCTCTGTCGGCATGGAAAGCGGCCCGCGGGCTCGTCCA